GAAATTCCAGATTCGGAAATTCCATGGATTCTTATTGAATCATATTTTAAACATAAACACCTTAAACAGTTGGTTAAGCATCAACTAGAATCATATAATTATTTTGTAAATAATCAAATTCAACAAACAATAGAAATGTTTAACCCATTAATTATTGCTTCAGAACATGATTTTGTTAAAGAATTAAATTTATATAGATTGGAAATAGAAATTACATTTGAGAATTTCTCAATATATCGCCCACAAATTTATGAAAATAACGGGTCAACTAAAATTATGTTTCCACAAGAAGCTCGTTTGCGTAATTTCTCATATTCGTCGGCAATGACAATTGATTTAAATATTAAATATATTGTGCGCAATGGTGAAAATTATAAAAATGTCCTAAATTATCAAAAAAAGATTAAAAATGTTCATATTGGAAAACTACCAATTATGTTAAAATCAGATTTATGTGTATTAAATCAATATAAACACTTGAATCATAATGAAACCGGTGAATGTTATATGGATCCGGGTGGATATTTTATTATTAATGGTTCCGAAAAAACGTGCATTAGTCAAGAACGAGCAGCCGAAAATCAAATTTACTGTTATAATATTGAAAAAAATAACAATAAATGGTCTTGGAAAGCAGAAATGAAATGTATTCCAGACTGGAAATGTATTTCTCCAAAGCAAATCAATATTTTAATTGCTTCTAGAAATAACGGATATGGTAATGCTCTTTATTTACAAATTCCACGCGTTAAAATACCGATTCCGTTATTTATTATTTTTAGGGCATTTAATATTATTAGTGATAAAGAAATTTGTGAATTAATTATGCTTGATATTACTAAAGAAAATATGAAAAAAATGTTAATTTCATTAAAAGCATCAATTATTGAGGCAAATAAAGTTGTTTCGCAAGAAGCAGCAATTAAATATATTGTTGCTAATGTCATTTATACTCCAATGAATATGGATAAAGAAACAGGTTCTAAAAAAAAATATGAATTTGCTATTGAAGTTTTAAATAATGATATTTTCCCGCATTGTAAGACAGAAAAACAGAAAATATATATGCTTGGATACATGACAAATATATTACTTCAAACTTCTTTTGGTTGGTTATTAGAAAGTGATCGCGATTCATATGTTAATAAGCGAGTAGACTTGACAGGACCATTATTAAATAATTTATTGCGAAATTATTTCAATAAACTTGTTAAGGATATGAAAAAGCAAATTGTTCGTGAAATCAATACGGGTTCGTGGAAATCTAATGATGATTATGAAAATATAATCACAAAAACGAATATTTATAAAATTATTAAATCAACGACAATTGAGCAAGGTATTAAACGAGCATTAGCAACTGGTGATTTTGGTATTAAACAAATAAATAGCAATAAAGTAGGTGTTGCTCAAGTTTTGAATCGCTTAACATATTTATCAAGCTTAAGTCATTTAAGACGCGTAAATACACCAATTGATAAAAGTGGAAAATTGGTTCCGCCGCGCAGATTACATAACTCAACTTGGGGATTTTTATGTCCTGCGGAGACACCTGAAGGACAATCTATTGGTATTGTTAAAAACTTGGCATATTTGGCACATATTACAATTAACTCTAATAGTTCTGGACTGTATGACTACATTTTGCCAATTATTGATAATATTGATACTTATAATGGTTCATATAAAGATTTAGATGATTATGTAAAAGTGTTTATTAATGGTTCTTGGGTAGGCATAACAAATGATCCCGAGAAAATTTATGCTAATTTAAAAGATAAAAAATATAGGGGCATCATTAATATTTATACCTCTATTATATTTAATAGCAAGTTAAAAGAAATTAGGGTTTGTAATGATGCCGGACGCATTACGCGACCGTTATTAAAAGTTAAACATAATAAAATTATGTATAATAACAGCATTGTTGAAAAAGTTAGAACTGGAGAATTAAATTGGGACGATTTAGTAATTGCTATTAAGTTAGAGGATTCGGTTATTGAATATGTGGATTCATATGAGCAAAATAACGCAATGATTGCTATGAAAACAAGTGATTTAGCTAATTCAAGCACTAATAATATTTACCATTATAGTCATTGTGAAATTCATCCAAGTACAATATTTGGAATATTGGCATCTTGTATTCCTTTCCCGGATTCTAATCAATCACCACGTAATACATATCAATCGGCAATGGGTAAGCAAGCAATCGGTATGTATGTGACAAATTATGATAATAGAATGGATAAAACTGCTTATGTGTTAACATATCCAATGCGTCCATTAGTTGAAACACGTATTATGAATATTATTAAATTAAATAACATTCCATCTGGACAGCAAGTAATAGTAGCAATTATGAGTCATACTGGTTATAATCAAGAAGACTCGTTATTATTTAATAAAGGCGCTATTGACCGTGGACTATTTTTGGCAACTATTTATCATACAGAAAAAGACGAAGATAAGAAACTTTTTGGAACTGAAGAAATGCGGTGTAAACCAGATAAAACAAAAACTAAAAATATTAAATTCGCAAATTATGATAAATTAAACAATCAAGGCATTGTTCCTGAAAATAGTTTAATAGAAGATAGGGATATTATTATTGGAAAAGTTATCCCAATTAAGGAAAATAAAAACGACTTTACAAAAACAGTAAAATATAGTGATGGTTCGATTTCATATAGAACATATGAAGAAAGTTATATTGATAAAAATTATATAGAATCGAACGGAGACGGATACAATTTTTGTAAAGTTCGTATTCGTAATTATCGTAAGCCAGTAATTGGTGATAAATTTTCTAGCAGGCACGGGCAAAAAGGAACAATTGGTAATATTATTCCAGAAGAAGATATGCCATTTACAGCAAATGGATTAAAACCCGACATTATTATTAATCCACACGCTATTCCAAGTAGAATGACTATTGCGCAATTAAAAGAGACACTATTGGGCAAGGTTTTACTTGAGTTGGGATTATTTGGAGATGGAACAAGTTTTGGTGATTTTGAGATTTCTACTATTATTGATAAATTAAATGAGTTGGGTTATGAATCCAAGGGAAACGAATTAATGTATAGTGGTTTAACGGGAGAACAAGTAACAATGAATATATTTATTGGTCCGGCGTTTTATCAACGTCTTAAACATATGGTAAATGATAAGCAACATAGTAGATCAATTGGACCAATGGTGAATTTAACAAGACAACCCGCCGAGGGCAGATCGCGCGATGGTGGATTACGATTTGGCGAAATGGAGCGTGATTGTATGATTTCACATGGAGCATCGCGATTTACTAAAGGTAGAATTTATGATGCTTCTGATGCATTTAGTGTATTTGTATGTAATAAATGTGGGATGATTGCTTCATTTAACAATAAGGAACATATTCATTATTGTAATACTTGTAGCAATAGGAACGACTTTAAATATGTTGAATTGCCTTATGCTTGTAAACTTATGTTTCAAGAATTAATAACAATGAATGTTGCTCCGCGAATTATGTGCGAATAAATTGTTATTAATTCAATAATTCAATAATTCAATATTTTTTTATACATTATTTAAGAACATTTTTATTAAAATAATTGTTTAAATAATTGTTTAAATAAAAATTTTAAATATAATTAAAAAGTTTTAATTATAATAATTATTTATAATATATTATGTCTTTCGATCAAACCAAATTAGGTGGAAATCTTAAAGGGATTCAACCTATGTTGCATGGACATATGGATGGTGGTAATGACAGAGCAGTTAGTCGCAAACAGTTATCAAGAGCTTTTGGAAATATGATTAATAGCGGTTTAGGAACATCTCCATTACTTTACTCCAAAAATATTTTAGGACCTTTTAGAACTGCTTTCAATGCTGGTGATGTTGTTACTAATAATATAGAACCCACTGATATTAAATATGGAAAACTACCAAACCAAGTTGGGGGTAATAATTTATCACGATTACAAGTCAGAGGAGATGGAACTTCCAGTCAAAATGGTAAAGCAATGTATTCCGGAAATCCCAAATATGTTCATGATGGTTCTGATTATATTAGATTTAGGAAATTACAGGCTATAAATAAAGCTTATAATGATAGCAGTTATGGAGGAGCAGCAAATTCACAATCACAACACGCTATTAATAGAGTTAGAAAATAGAATTATAAAAAATATATTAAAAATATATAAAAAATATATAAAAAATATATAATAATATTTATAATATTATATTTATATTATAAATATGGAAGACTCTAATGCTTTAGAAGTACTCGATACAGTAGTTGCGCCTGAACCAGTTGTTGAAGCCGTTGTTGAACCCATTGTAGAATCAGTCGTAGAACCAGATCCCATTGTTGAACCTGTTGTTGAACCCATTGTTGAACCTATTGTTGAACAAAGTGTAGAACCAGAACCTGTTGTTGAACAAAGTGTAGAACCAGAACCTGTTGTTGAACCCGTTCTTGAACCTGTCGCAGAACAAGAACCTGTTGTTGAACAAAGTGTAGAACCAGAACCTGTTGTAGAACCTGTTGTAGAACCAGAACCTGTTGTTGAACAAAGTGTAGAACCAGAACCTGTTGTTGAACAAAGTGTAGAACCAGAACCTGTTGTTGAACCAATCACAGAACCAGTCGTAGAACCAGAACCTATTGTAGAACCTGTTGTTGAACAAAGTGTAGAACCAGAACCCGTTGTTGGACCTGTTGTCTTGTCAGTTGTTGAACAAAATGTTGAACCAAACAATAACACAACACTATTTAAAGATTACTTTACGGATTATGTCAATATTTTTAATACAGAAAAAAGAAATGAAACCTCAAATAAAGCAAACCGTTTAGAAAAAACATCCAATAATAGTTCTGTTAAATTTTCATTCTATAATAATATTTCTAAGTTTAGAGAAACAATGAAAATGAAAATGATATAATTTATTTTATTTTATTTAAAGTATATATATAATGACTGTAGTTAATAAAATAATTACTTCTAAAAATATGCCTTCAAATGGTAGCAACGTTTCAGATAGAACTAGTACATTTATTTTAGGAAGACGAGCATATAATTTTTCTTCACACAATCCCAGTAATGTGAATAAAAATATGGATTACAGTTCAGTTTTAGGAAAACCATCATCTATTGTTTTTGGAAAACCATTAAATAATGTAAGCAATGATTTAAGAATACAAAGATTACGATTAAATACTATAGGTGTGGCATCGATGCGTGTAAAAGATAGTAATGATTATATTCAATTAAATGGTAAAAATCAAGATAAAAATTTAATAAATAATGTGTTATCTCGTGTTAGAGGGAGTGGCTCAATCGTTTCAAAAAAAGGACAATAATAATTTGTAATATTATATAATATAATATTTCATTATATTATATTACAATGAATAAATCAACAATTAGATCCGCGAAAGCATCTCTTGGAATAAAGAGTGGAGTACAAATTTTTCCAGTAAATGATACTGACAGAAAAATAGCTGCTTTAGACGAGCAGATACACTACAATGGTCCTGTAATAAAAGATTTTTCAAATAAATTAACACGGGCAAAATTAGAATATGATTCAGCAACTGAAGCATTTAAAAAAGAGATAAATAAAACACCAAGAAATAACGATTCATATGAAGAAGCTAAATCGAGGAGAGATGCTGTAATCCAAAAAATTAATGAAACTTTAGAAAAACTTGACATTGAAGTAGAAAAGCATAAAGAATCATTTGGAAAATTATTAGAAAAGAAAAGTTTAATAGCACAAAGAAGAGATGAAGCGGTATTGGGTCGAGGCACAAGAAGAAGACGCAAATATAAGAACCATAAAAAATCATTAAAACATAAAAAATCATTAAAACATAAAAAATCATTAAAACATAAAAAATCATTAAAACATAAAAAATCATTAAAACATTAAAACATTAAATATTAGTATATAAAAATATATTTTCTTATCATAATAGGTAATAAAATATATTATGGCGTTAGTAAAAGAATATTTAGAAATTACGAAAAAGTATAAAGCGTTATATGGCGAAAGAACATTAGTATTGATGCAAGTAGGCAGTTTTTATGAATGTTATGCTATAAAAAAATCCAAAAATGTTTATGAAGGGAGTAATATATTAGAATTTACTCAAATTAACGATATGATTATTGCTAATAAAAATACGTCTATAGACAACAATGAAGTTGTAATGGCTGGATTTTGCTTGGCACAAAAAGATAAATATGTTAAAAAAATGATTACACATGGATATACTGTATTAGTATATGATCAAGATAGTGATACTAAAAATACTACTCGCAGTTTAGATTGTATATATTCCCCAGGAACATTTTTTGATAATAATGATTATTACAGTTTAAATAATGAAGGCTTCAATGAAAATAATAATTTAAGCAATAACACAATATGTATATGGATTCATTATAGTAAACTTAATAAACCAACTATAATAGAAAATGTCACAATTGGATTAAATATTATAAATATTTTTACAGGTAAAATAGTAAGTTATGAATATTGTCATCAATTCTTAAATACTCCAACAACATATGACCAATTAGAAAAATACATTTCAATATATAATCCTGCTGAAGCAATAATTATTACAAATATTACAAACAACATTTATAATAACAAAAATAATGATAAAAATAATGATAAAAATACATATATTGATGATGTTATTAGTTTTGCCAACATTCACGCGTATAAAATTTATAAAATCTATCTAAATGAAACACAAGAAAAAGAAAAAGAAAAAGAAAAAGTAGATACTTTTGAAAAGCTAGCTTTTAATTGTGAAAAGCAATTGTATCAACAAGAATTGATTGATAAAATATATGGTCAAGGTTCATATAGAGAGAAACACGAGTTTCAAAATTATAGTATTGCGAATCAAAGTCTATGTTTTATGATTGATTTTATATATAGGCACAATCCTTCGTTAATAAAAAATATTAGTTATCCTTGTTTTGATAACGTAAATAGTAAATTAATATTGGCAAATCATTCTCTCAAACAATTAAATATGATTAGTGACCAACGCCATAATGGTAAATTGGGTTGCGTAGTAAATTTTTTGAATAACTGTATTACTAATGCTGGAAAACGAAAATTTCAATATGACTTATTACATCCGTTATGTGATATTAATGTTTTGAATGATTGTTATAATGTGACAGATCACTTAATAAAAACAGATTTTTATAAAATTATTAAAGATTATTTATTAAATGTGAGAGATATTGAGAAGTTGGAACGCAAACTTGTTCTAGGTAAAATAGACCCTAAAGATTTTGCTGTTTTACATAGTAATCTCTCAAATGTTTCAAAATTATTTGAAAAAATAATCACTAATAAAGAAAATACTGAGTTAGCAAACTATATAAATAAGCATATAAATTGTAATATTTCTAATTTATGTACTATTATAAATGAATATATTGAGAAAACATTTAATTTAGACAAACTTGATGCTATTGTAATTGATAAATTAAATAGTTATGATCTAGATGACTTGGTTTTTATTAATGAAAGTTATAATGAACAACAAAATAATTTATTTAAAAATAATATAGATTCTAAACAACAATTGGAGGTAATTGCTAGCTATTTTTCTAATTTATTAAGTGATTATGAGAGACCGAAAACTTCAAAAAATAAACCAAAACCTAAGAAAAATAATAACAATGAAGACACTAATCATGAAACTAATCTAGAAAATGAAGAAAATGAAGAAAATAATGGAACTAATGAATATAATGGAACATCATATGTTAAAATTCATGAAACTTCGAAAAACGAAGCATCATTACTTATTACAAAGCGCCGAGCAAGTATTTTAAAGGAACTATTACAAAAAATTATAAAAAATTCAGGGGCCAAATGTAATATAAACTATATTTCTAAATATAGTAAAAAAAATGAAACCATAATACTAGATTTATCAACTATTGAATTTAAAAACCACGGAACAAATAACTCAAATAATATTATTGATTGTCCACACATACTAAAAATAGCACAAACAATTCAAAATTCGAGAGAAGATCTAATAATTACAATAAATAAAAATTATAAAAGTATTATTGCTGAGTTCAATAGTTTAATAGTCAATACTAGTACTACTTCAAATAATTCAATTAATTCAAATAATTCAGATAATTCAGATTTATCATTATTAGGCAAAATCTCTCAATTTATAGCACACATAGATGTATGTTATGCTAGAACATATAATGCTGTGAAATATAATTATTGTAAACCTATAATAAATAATGAATTATGTGAAAATACTACAAAATCATATGTTAATTTTAAAAAAATTAGACATTGTTTAATAGAGCATTTAAATACTAGCGAATTATATGTAACAAATGATCTCTCAATAGGTTCTAATACTAATGGAATATTATTATACGGAACAAATGCTGTTGGTAAAACAAGTTTTATTAAATCATTAGGAATAGCAATTATAATGGCACAAGCAGGAATGTATGTTCCTTGTGAAGAATTTACATATTATCCATATGAATATTTATTTACACGCATTTTGGGAAATGATAATATATTCAAAGGTCTCTCCACATTTGCTGTAGAAATGTCTGAATTGCGAACTATTTTAAAGAGCGCAACATCAAGAAGTATTATTTTAGGGGATGAATTATGTTCTGGAACAGAAACTACATCAGCATTAAGTATTTTTGTAGCAAGTTTGGAGAGATTACACACACTAGAAAGCACTTTCTTATTTGCTACACATTTTCACGAAGTTTTAGAATATGAGGAAGTTAAAAATCTCAGCAAAATGAAAATTTATCATATGAGTGTTTTATACGATTATAATCAAAATACATTGATTTATGATAGGAAATTGAGAGAAGGTTCTGGTGATTCTATGTATGGTCTTGAAGTATGTAAATCATTGGCTCTACCAGATGATTTTATTGAGCGAGCATATAGCATTCGAAATAAATATAACAAATCTAATGTTAGTATATTAGAAGCAAAGAAAAGTCGCTACAATTCCAATAAATTACGCGGAATGTGTGAATTATGTAATATTTATGAAAGCACAGAAGTCCATCATTTACAATTTCAAAAAAATGCGAAAAATGGAATCATTAATGGAGAATTTAATAAAAATCATAAGGCAAATTTGATTAATATATGTGAGACTTGCCATCAAAAAATTCATAGCTCAAATCAAGAATTTAGAATAACCAAGACGAGTAATGGTTATAAATTACTTCCATTGTAAATGTTATAGTGCTAGTATAAAAGAAAAAGTATAATAGTA